CTAATCCAGACGAAAGAAATTCTAACGGAAGAACTAGATCTGGTTTGTACAGGCTGTTTATTCCTGCGTATGATTCGCTTGAGGGTTTTTTCGATAAGTATGGACATCCTGTTGCAGAAGATCCTACTTCAGTCATAGAAGGGCTAGATGGTGAAGACATTATATTCGGATCAAAGACTTTCCTGAAGAATGAAAGAGACAGCCTCAAAGACGATCCATCAGAGCTTAACGAGGTTACTCGACAGTTTCCTTTCACAGAGGATGAAGCATTCAGAGATAGTATTGATGGTAGCCTATTTAACATCGGTCAGATATACGAACAGATACAACATAATGATGAACTATTTCCAAACCCTGTAGTAGTAGGAAACTTTGTTTGGAAGAATGGTGTGGCTGATACCGAGGTAGTATTTAAACCAGATCCGCAAGGCAGGTTTAGAGTAGCTTGGATGCCACCACAAGAATTAAGAAACATAAAGAAGTATGAGCGAGGAAAGCTTGTACCACCGAATGCAGAGCTAGGAGTGGGAGGCGTCGACTCCTACGACCTTGACGCCACCGTCGACGGACGAGGGTCAAAGGGAGCGTTACACCTTTACAACAAATTTCATATGGAGCATCCAGCAAATATGTTTGTATTGGAGTATGCGTCTCGTCCACCTCTAGCTAAAATCTTCTACGAAGATGTATTGATGGCTTCTGTATTTTACGGTTACCCAATATTAATCGAGAACAATAAGTACGGTATCGCAAGACACTTTGAATCAAGGGGTTACGACGGTTACTTACTTGGTAGGCCTGCGCACTTATCTTCACCTAACTCTAAGGTTAACGTAAAGACAAAAGGTATACCTTCTAACTCTAACGATGTAATACAAGCTCATGCTCACGCCATAGAAGCATACATACACAATCACGTAGGATTCAACAGAGAAACTGGTGAGATGGGTAGAATGTATTTTAACAGAACTTTAGAAGACTGGATTGGATTTAACATCACAAACAGAACAAAGTTTGACTTGACTATCAGTGCAGGTTTGGCCCTACTTGGTGCGCAAAAAGTCAAGCAAAAGAAAAAGCCAAGCAACTTCAATGAGAAGAAGTTCTTTAGGAGATATAAGCCAATCTCTTGAAAACAGCAGATTTAGTATATTTGCAAAAATAGAATCCCTTGATGTATAATAGTAATAAGAAAAAGTCAGGCTTCCCTGATGCGCTTGCACCACAGCAAGCCAAGTCTCAAGAAGCTTACGGACTGCAATATGCAAAAGCCATTGAGTCACAGTGGGGTACAAGACATAATGCTAGTTCTATGATTAGTAAGCGTAATAAGATATTCGATAGGAATAGAGATTACGCTAACGGAACTCAAGATACAAACATCTATAAGCAGATCTTAACGAACCTTGATGCGAACAACGCAGACGGTAGTTTAGTTAATTTGGATTTCACTCCAGTACCTATCCTTCCTAAGTTTGCTCGAGTCGTTACAAACAAGATCTTGTCTCGCAACCCATATCCAAACCTTGAGGCTATCGATCCTCTTTCATCTTCTGAAAAGAACAAAGAGAAGCAGCGAATTAAAACTCAAGTTGCTGTAAAAGAAGATCTTATGGATCTAAAGCAGGAGACTGGAGGCCTTGTACTAGATGAAGATCCAGACAAGTTGCCCGATACATTAGAGGAAGCGGATATCTTTTTAGACACCAACATTAAAACTGACGCTGAGATTGCAGCTCAGATTGGTACAAACTTAACTCTATCTTGGAACAACTTTACTGATAGCATCTACAGAAGAAACGTAAAGGACTTAGTAGATATTGGTATATGTGTTACTAGAAGAACAAACGATCCTAGCTACGGAATCAAGACAGACTACGTTGATCCAGCTACATTCGTTCATAGCTACACAGAAGATCCAAGCTTTGGGGATTTGGTATATGCAGGTCATATTAAAAATATGACTATTCTTGAACTTAAGCGTATTGCAGGAGATAAGTTTACAGAAGAGGAGTACAAGAGTATTGCAATAGAAGCAGCAAGAAGTAAGTCTCAGGATACGTCTAATTTTTATAGAACTCATCACGACTCTGTAAACAATAGAAGTTCATATGGTTATGATGAGTATAGAATTGAAGTACTAGACTTCGAGTTTATCTCTGTTGACTGTATGCACTTTGAAGAAAAAGAAAATAGATACGGTAATGTAAACTTCTTTTATGAGGGGTTTAATTACAAGGAGAAGACTGGAGGCGTGTTCGAAAGAAAGCCTCACCGCATGGATATTGAAACTGTGTACGGAGGCATGTATGTGCTAGGTGCTAAGAAGCTGTTTAACTACGGCCTTAAGACTAATGTGCCTAGAAATATGCACGACATAGGTAGAACTAGATTAGGGTATTCTGTAGTCGCAACGAACTTCAGAAACATGATGCCTAAGTCTATGGTAGATAGCTGTATAGGTTTTGCAGATATGCTGCAGATCACACACCTGAAGCTTCAGCAAGCAATCGCTAAAGCAAAGCCTGATGGACTTATCATTGACATTGAAGGACTAGAGAATGTCCAGCTCGGTAAGGGTGGTGAGTTACAACCGTTAGAGTTACACGACATCTACGAGCAGACAGGTGTATTCTACTACAGAAGTAAGAACCCAGAAGGAGGTTTCCAAAACCCACCTGTACGTGAAATAGGAAACAGCATCCGTAATATCAATGAGCTTATTGGTATCTACAATCACTACCTGAGACTTATCAGAGATACTACAGGAATTAACGAAGCGATGGATGCATCTACTCCTAAGGGTGATGCACTTGTTGGTGTTAGAGAACAGGCTATTGCTGCAGGTAACAATGCTATATATGATATTACAAATGCATCTATGATTCTGTTCAAGAAGGTTTGCTCTGACATCGTTAAGTGTTTGCAGATTATACCACCTAACTCAGTACTAATGAAGATCTACCAAAACGCTATTGGTGAATCTAATATGAATGTTCTAAGTTCTTTCAGTGACCTACCAATGTTTAACTTCGGTGTCACTGTACAGAAGGAGATGGAAGATAAAGAGAAGGCGTATCTGGAGCAGAATATTCAAATAGCCTTGCAACAGAAAGAGCTAGATATTGAAGATGCTATTGCCATCAGAAACCTTAAGGATATAAATCAAGCTGAAAGACTTCTTGTGGTAAGACGTAAGAAGAGAATAAAGAGAATGCAGGATCAAGCTATGCAAAACTCTCAAGTTCAATCGCAGCAAGCTCAACAAGCTTCTCAGGCGGCCTCTCAAGCTAGACAGCAAGAGATGCAAATGGAGGCTCAGATAGAAGCTCAAAAGCTACAGATGAAAGCTCAGCTAGATATTCAGGTTGCTCAGGCTCGTCATCAGTTACAAAAGGAGATTGAAATGATCAGAGCGCAGGCTACATTAGGATTTAAGACTGATGATCAAGAGTTCAAAGAAAAGATTGAGGTGCTAAAAGAGGATAGAAAAGACAATAGAGTTAAAAAGCAAGCTAAAGAACAAAGCAAGCTAATATCTCAAAGACAGGGAAAAAGAGGTGAGTTAGAGAATGAGTCTAACGAAACCGCTGAAAAAATAATCGAAGATATATTAGAACAATAATGGCTAGAGTAAACTTAGACATATCAAAGAATCTTGACATCACATGCAGACGAGGTGATTCTTTTAGCTTAACATTAACATTGAAGGATTCAAGCGGTAGCGCTATTAATCTTCACGGTGGTAATGAAGCTACATTCTTTATGCTGGTAACAAAAGCTAACCCAGCTGTAGTTGCACTAGCTACTGATGGGCTCGAAGAGTCTGCAGATAGACTGGCTGAGATATCAGTTTCTATAACTGACACATCAGATACTACATCAAGTGATGCTACTGGTATCGTAAAGTTTGAAGCTTCTGCTGCAGATATGAAAGCTGTAGATAGCGGTAGATACAAGTATGATATTCAGTACGTTGATACAAACGCTGCTAACAATGTAGACTCTGCTAACAAAGCAACAACTATACTTACTGGAAGCTTTGTAATTAATAGCGACGCTAGTAACGTTTAATCATGGATGTAACACTTTCTATATCTTCAGGATCTATCGGTGTGTCTGAAGCAACCGTAGTAAACGCAACCGCATCTTTACCTTCAGCTATAACAGCAACACCTAGTAGATCGACAATACAAGTAGAGGTGACTCACTCTGTAAACTCTTTAAGATGATTCGTAAATTACTTATTACCAACCTTTTATCTTTATTTACATTAACCTCAGCTTTAGGTCAAGGTAGCTGGCTAGATGTAGCTGTACAGGCTGATCAATATCCAAATGAAACTTCTTGGGTCATTATGCAAGACGATAGTGTTCTTGTAACAAGCCCACAGTATCAGCCTAATCAATATCTAACTACACCAGTCTTCTTACCAGCAGGTGATTACACTTTCATCATTAGTGATGTTTTTGGTGACGGTATATGTTGTGAGTTCGGTGAGGGTAACTACGAGCTGAAGAACTTCTGCGGATTGTACGAAGCAAACTTTGAGTTTAACACAGCTGCAGATACAGTTGACTTTACTCTTGAGCCTTGCGAAGTCCCTGTGTTCGGATGTATGAATGAGTTGGCTAACAACTTTAACCCATGGGCTAATATAGATAACGGAAGCTGTAATGTTGTATCGTGTAACGAGGATCAGGCTCTAGTAACTATGGAGCTGACTCTTGATACTTGGCCTAACGAAACTGGATTCACGCTAGTAAACCTATCAAATGGACAGCCTTATCACGAGGTGCTTGTTAACGAGTACAACTTCGGCGATCAGATGCTGACATACACTTATGATTTTTGTGTGGAGCTAGGCTTTGAGTTAATCCTATACGACTTATTCGGTGATGGACTAAATGGTTCTGCGTCAGGCGGTCAGGATGGAGCATGTGTAATTACTTCATGCGATAGCATTCTATGGGAGCTTGAGGACTTAGCGTTTGAGGAATGGGATGGTATCGTTATGTACTCTGGTCCTATCTTCACTGAACCATGTGAGCCAGATCCAGATGTGGTTGGCTGTATGGATGACGACTACGTAGATTATAACCCACTTGCTACTATTCAAGACACTTGTATGACATTGCATACTTGGGGATGTGTAGATCCAACAGCCTTGAACTACGATAGTCTTGCTACTATAGCTGACTACGACAGTCCTTGTACTCTTGAGATTATACTTGAGGATGACGCTGGTGACGGATGGGGAGCATCTACTATCGGCATGGTGCAAGGCGATCAGCAGTGGTTATTCAGTGTAAGCCCTAATGAGTTCTCTCATACGTGGGAGCTAACGCTAGACTCTGATGAAGAGGTTGACGTATACTACTTCCAAGCTGGTACTCAGCAGCAGTCTCCACAGGAGCTTGCTTTCCAGACTCTTCACAACTCTATACTTGTCCTGAATGAAAACGGTGACACGCTTCTAACGGAAGGTGATAATCCATTCATTAACAACGGACAAAGCGCACTACAACCATTCTCTACTCCAGAGTGGACGATATACCACTTCACTCCATTCTGTGGAGATGGGTGTATTCCTCAC